TCATGCTGCCTCCTTCTTAGCTTCAGCTTCAGCAATTCTGCGCTTTGTTTTTTGAGCTTTAGATTCGCCCCAAGTAAAACGAACCTGGTCATTAGTATCTCTACAACCAAGATAAGAAACTTTGCCGTTCGGATTCCACTCGGCATACCATTTCCAATCTTTAAGGTTAAGTTTCCAGCTGGGCCTAAAACCACCAGCAGTAGTTTTGACAGTCTCTTCCTCAGACAATTGAAATTTAATCAAAGGGTAATCGTATAGTTCGCGACCAATACCCCAGTTAACGCAAGCTCTTTTAAATGAGTCTGAAGCCAAACCTTTTTCAGCCTCAGCATTTGATTCTGTACCTGTATCTTCTTTACTAATCCATTCGTTTGTCTCAGGATTAAAAATTGAAACAACACAGTTGTGATTGTCTCTGAGGTGTTCACGCTTCCAACCTAATGGGCCAACAACATCATCAAGTCTTTGCATATCGACCCTAGCATCTTTATAAGCCAGGATAGTGACATACCTTCCAGTATTAATTGATTGAACTCTAAAATCAATTTGATTCATTGTTAATGGATTTTGTAACTTTACTAACTTTTCCATAGTATTCTCCGTATTAAAGTGCAGAGACCATTTGGCCTTCTGCGGTAAAAGAGGTATTCATTGCGGCTTCGTATCCAGCGTTCCATTCGTTCTTGTCTGCCAGGGCAATGTTCAACTTACATGGGTATGTGTCGCGACCCTTATCGCTATTCATATCTTCAGCAGCTAGGTATCCACTTTTAAACATCCAGCTTTTGCTGCTTAAATATTCTTTTCGATTTGATCTTGTTACGACATTACTCATATCAGTATTACTCCTATAAATAAAAATATAAAAATAGAGACCACTACAAATAAATCTGTAATGGCCTCAACGATAGTTTTGATTTGATGTTTACTCATTAGATAAAGTCTCTCATTGACATGCCAGCGTCAGCCATAGCATCGAAATTTTCACGCTTAGATTCATTTCTAAACTCTTCAGCATCTGAGTCATGTCTGTCATCATCAGTAGGAAGTGTTTGCATAAATAAACCTTCCTCATCAATCTCTTCATAGACTCCACGCTCTTCATTAAACTCAATGTAGCCTTCATCTTCAGCTTCAATTATTATTGATCCAATCATGAAACCTCCTCAGGAAAAAATGCATCTTCAACTTTTACCTTGCGATTGTTTTTAAGTTCATTAGCAACCTCAAGAGGAAGCTCAAATGTTCCGTCATAATCAACTAACTTCTTGTAGCCAGTTCCGTTGCTATCTACTTCATCTTCAAACCACAAGCCACCGCCAACTTCTTCACCATAAATATGATGTTCAAAATAACCATAAGAACCTAGAATATTTATTCCAACTTCAAAATTTTTAGTTTCTGTGATCTTGTAACTTTCTTTTAGTGGATTCATAAAACCTCCTTAGCAAACAAAGCGTTGCGTAGTGATCTTGGCATCTTGCTTTGACGGCCATACATTTGACGAGCCATCTTCACAAGAGTTGGTTTAGCTGATCGTGTTTTAGTAAGAACTACCCAATCGTCAGTCAGCTTGTTAGGAACCTTAGAGACTTTAAGTGGGTGTTCCCACCAAATGCCATGAGTCCATTTGCGGCCAACAGAGACCACCGAAAACAATCGATGGCCTTTGTCATTTGTGTAAGTATTTAAATGTTTCATGATGACAACTCATTCCACAGCTTGTGGTTTTTCTCATAGCGCTTAATAAAAAACAAAGCTACATGAGCATCATCTAACCTATCAAAATACATTCTTAAAGTGTTATCATTGACAGGGTAATCAGCACCTGTATCAAAAATAGTGACTCCTTGATCATATAAGTATTCTTCAAGAGCAACTGAATAAGTTGGATGGTAGCCATCAGCTCCACCCATAACAGCACGCTCTTTCATTTCAGTTAACTCATTTGGTATCTTGATTGACCAATCTGCTTTATAAGTCTTTGAAGCAACACCTTCTACGACTTGAAGCGGTATATCTCTTATGTTTACTTTTTCCATTGTATTTCCCCAGTTTATGATCAGAAATCGTCTGACCGCGAATCCAATTAAGTTGATATATTTAATTGGATAAATACAATTATGCCATAAAAAACTCAATTAAATTGTATTAAATTGGATTAAAGTACAAAAAAACTTTGTGACAGGCGTATGACAGGCGTAAAAAAGCCCTAAGTGAATAGGGCTAGAAGGATTATATTAAATTGTATTTAACAAAAAGCTAGCAATCCATCACATTCTTTACGAATCATTGAAGCTGGTACATTGTTTGGATCAACCTCATAAGCATCCATAAAGGCAGCTAACTTTCTTACATCGCTACAAAGCATAGAGCGCATGTCTATCATTTCATTGTTTGATGTTGCAGATGGAATACGCCCAAACATTTCAACAATCTCACATGCGGTGATCAAAATTTGTCTGACATCTAATATAACTTTTTCACACAATAACTTTATTGTTTGAACCGAATCATCAACATAACTCCAGGCACACATTGTTTGTTCATGTGAAAATTTTATATCAGGGTAATCAGGTACTCCGATATTTTTTACAGGAGTATATATTTCCTGTAGTTTTTTTATAAAATTACTTTTCATTTAGTTCTCCATTTGTTCTTTTATACTTGTACGAATGACCTACTCATGTTGAGTACATCAGCTCTGAATAATCTGAGCTGAAACCAAGTGTACTTATAGATGTTTACGACAAGCCAAAATGACTTTCGTAAGTACCATCTTCCTTTAAGTTTTTTAGAAGCTACTTTAACAGATTGCTCTGAACTACCTTCATCTGCAAGTATGTTGAGAAAACCATTCTGCTTTAATTTGTTACTCGCTGCTTCCAGAATCAGTCGAGTCCTAGGCACTTTGATTATAGTGAGGTTCTTATAGGCTTTTCTCACTTGTTGTATTTAGTCTAACATAAAGTCTTACATTTATTAAGTATATACGAAACAATACATTAGAACAGATGCAATGTGAACTATTTTTTGTGACCAATGAATATCTCTTTGATTTCGCCTTCTTGAGACATACCTGGAGAATAAAAAGGCTTCTCATTTTTTTTGATCTTAACTACATAATAATCAAAATTTTTAAAATCAGGACGAACATCTTGGTCAGCTAACAGTAATGTTGTATCTAACGGAACACGAACATTCGTTTCATCAGATTCACCATAAATCAAAAAGTCTGTAGTTGTTTTTAATTTTTCAGCAAGAACTTTTAAATAACGCGGTTGTTGCACCTTACCCATTTCAAGCATATTAATACTGGTGGGTGGAACATTACATTCAGCAGCAAGTTCGTTTGCTTGTAACCCTAATTTTTCTCTTTTCCATCTAACGCGTCCCGCGATAGTTGACAAGTCATAATCAGCTTTTTTACTAATTTTGGAAATAACCTTATCACTCATAACTTTTCGTATAAAATTCAATTAAATTGGATTAAACTAAATTAATTTGTATTTATGGACAAACTGTTACAACATTTNAAAACACAAACCGCTCTAGCTGAAGCNTTAAATACCTTTCTTGGCGTTAAAACGATCAAGACAGGGCATATCTACTATTGGAAAAAGAAGGGCATACCAGCGAATAGGGCGATCCAAATTGAAGCAATGACAGGTGGCTTATTTAATCGGCGTCTTTTATGTCCTGAATTCTTTAATCAATAACTCTTGGAATGTTACCACAAAAACATTTTGCAGATACATTAGAACAATGATATTAGTCACATGTAACAGCCGTTGTTCGATCGCTAGAAAATGCGGTAAACATGCAATAAATAGACCAAGTCCAAAGATGAGAGATCAAGAGATTAAAAAGTTTAAACCGAGATTAAAAGAAAAGTGTCCAGGCTTTGAGGAATTGAGATGAATCAGATACAAATACATTTAAAACCAATGAGCGTTAATGAGGCTTGGTGTCATCCTGGAAGGCGTTATAAGAGCAAGAAGTATAAGAGCTACACAGACACAGTTTTAATGATGCTGCCTTACCTTGATATACCTGAAGGTAATTTAGGCATCAGAATCGAGGCTGGCTTAGTTAAAAATGCTGACCTGGACAATATTTGTAAACCTATTTTGGACATTATTGAGAAGAAGTATGGATGTAACGACAATCGCTTTCTTGAGATCAACTTAGTGAAGAAGATCATTAAGCGCGGAGAGGGCTATTTTAATTTTTGTATTTGGGGGGTTGTATGAGTTTAGACGCAACAGTATGGGCATGGAATCAAAAAGTTAAAGCAACGCAGAAATTGGTTCTACTTTCATTGGCTGACAGAGCTGGAGAGAATCATGATTGTTGGCCTTCTATTGAACGCTTAGTTGAAAACACAGGTTTAGATAGAAAAACTGTGATTAAGGTTATTAAAGAAATGGTTGATCTTGGCCTTATACATTCTCAAAAGAAAGCATTTGGAAGGTCAAATACTTACACATTGATTGGTATTACTGAACATACCAGGTCTTCTCATAAGGTATCACAGGGTATCAATAGTACCAAAAACGGTACTAATGCCAATAGTCCCAAAAACGGTACTCCAATAGTCCCTGAAACGGTACTTTTAAAAGTCCCAAAAAAGGGACACAAATCTACAAAGGAATCTATCAAGGAATCTAAAAAAGAAAAAAAGATAAAAAAAGAAAATCTTATTGAAGCATTCTCTGAAGATGAAAAAGAACTTATACAAACTTTAATTGATCATCGAGAAGAGATTGACAAACCTTTTAAAACTGAAAGGGCTGTTCGCATGTTAGTTAAATGTTTGGATCACTATGCTCAGGAATGGGACATTACTTTGGATGATGCTGTTGATTATTGGTTGAGTAAAGAGTGGCAGTCAATTGATGTGAGTTATGAATATCCATTTAGGTCAAGAGATCGTTCTAATGATAACAAACTACAGAAGGGGACAGTTGCGGCAATGAACCCTATGCAACAGAGTCGAATTAATCAAACTAACAAACAACTTGAAAAGGTAGCTAATTATGAATGAGAATTTAGTAGCAGAGAAGTGCGCGGAAGACATCGTTAACAAGATGTGTGTCTATGGAAAGATTAAGCTCGCTGAAAAAAACTTATGGGCCAATGAGATCGTTGAGTATTTAAAAATTAAGAAGACTGACTACACTCCAATTCAACACAACAAGGTTGTTGATGTGATTCCTGTAATGGACTTTGATCATGGCATTGAGATACTCCTGAATTATATTAAGAATGTCCAGGACGAAACTTTACAGATTGAAGCTCCGAAAGAGGAGGCTAGTCCAATAGAGATTTTTGAGCTGATGAACCATGAGGAAAAGATTAACAAATGTAAATCCTGGTTAACTTGTGGCTGTCCAAAGAGAGCCATACCAAACTACATCTACGACTACCTAAAGGTTATTGATGAGGATACAAAGGCTGAAATGAGAAAGCTGTTTGTCCAGGGCCAGGAGAAAGCACTAGAGAGTAGAGGCGCTGTAAAGAGTTTGGCTAGAGAAATGAGTATGGACAATGTCTAAGTATCGAAAAGCAGCACAAGGTGAGCATTGTACGATTCGTTTACCAGGTTGTTTGCCTGGGACAGAGACTTCAGTCCTGGCACACCTACCGAATAGATCAATGGGAAAAAAGAATAATGACCTTAATTCGGCTATAGCGTGCTATTCCTGTCATCAAATCGCTGATGGCGCTGTTCAAACAGACTTGGAGAGAGAGTGGGTAGAGCTGATGTTTAGAAGAGGCCAGGAGAGAACGATTAATCGAATGATTGAAAAGGGAGTTTTAAAGGTATAGGGCATTTAATTTTTGGTACTACATTTAGTGCTTACAGCCGAATTTTGCGTGTCCTATCCCTTTACAACTAGAGGAGAGAAATATGGAGTTAATTAACAAAGCAGTAGCATGGGCTAAAGCTAACAAGTCATTGGCAATAATCTTTGGATTTATTGTGATTGGAATTGGCGCTCAGTTATTGGGGTTAAGTTAAAAGAAATGAAAATAATAGTGAAAAGAGATACGCCAATGGAAGCTAATGAGATGGCAGCTAACATGATTGTATCTCATTTCGCTAAAGCTAAAAGCGACAAAGCAATTATTGAAATTACTGATGAGAGAAATCAAACCAGGTCACAACAGCAAAATCGACTGTATTGGTCGTGGTGTAGCTTGTTAGGTGACTTTCTTGGATATACCAAAGACGATACAGCTCTATTGCTACAAGAAAAATTCCTGGGAAGGCATGAGTTTACTAATAAAGCGGGAACAGTTGATATTTCTCAAGTTTTAGGAACCTCAAAACTAAAGACTAAAGAATTTGCTGAGTATCTTGAGAAGGTTGAGATATTTTCTGCCAATGAATGTAATTTTGTATTGCCAAGACCTGACGATTTGTACTGGCAAGCAATGGGAGTAACTGATTGACCAAAAAACACACTCAAAATTTAGTTATTGAAGATGATTTAAATGAAAGATATGTTGCTTGTTTACTTCTTTATGCTGAAGCTGAAGGTATAGAAGTTGACGAAGCGCATGACGATGTAACCGCATTTCTAAAAGAGTATGAGCTGGATGTAGATAGAACCAACATACCTCTTAGCAAAAACAAAAGATACCATTGATAAAGATAAAGGTTCCAATTTGGTTTTTTAGTCACAAGAAGTTACCGCGCCAGGCATTGCTGCGTACTTGGAAAAAGGTAGCCACTACTGGTAACTGTGAAAGAGGCCAGGGCTGGAGAGTTGGGGAGACGCATCACAGAGCAAAACTAACTGATCATGATGTGGAGCTTATACGATTGCTGCGTGAAGGCGGCATGAAAATTAAAGAAATTGCTCGCAAGTTTGAATGCAGTCCATCAAACATTAGCGAAATAACAAATTATCGACATCGTGTGAATGTGGGTATAGCTGTAAGAAAAGTTTTTGAATAATGAAAAGGAGTTCTAATGAGTAATAAATATAAACCTTATTGGTCTGAGATGTTAAACAAGGCCGAGCTAATGAAGTTGGATAGTAAAAAACTAGAAAAGATTGGTCGTAAGCATGGGCTTGAGCTGGATAGACGCCGCACTAAAGAGAACTTAGTTAACACCTTGTATGAGCATCTATGAATTGTTGGCATTGCCTTGAAGAATTAATATGGGGCGGTGATCACGATTTGGATGATGAAGAATTTGATATGGTGACTAATTTGTCTTGTCCAAACTGTGGTGTGTTTGTTTTAGTTTATTTACCTAGGGAGGATTAAATGAAAAAGTTAAAACCTGATGCAAAAGTAACAATAAGAGAAGGGCTGTCAGCAGCAAAATGGCGCAGTCTGAATAAACCTTTTGAACCTGGCATGAGTAGTTATAAAGATTTAGGAATAGAATACTTCAAGGGAAAGTCTAGTAAGTTTTGGGATGGAGTGCTGTTGGGATTGATCCTAGGCTACATTCCTTATCTATGGCACATGTACATTTAGTGCCGACAACAGATAACTTGCAGAACTTGGGTTATAGTCTAAGTATGGCTAAAAAACCAATGAAAAAACCCAAGACTAAGAGACCTACAAAAAGAAAAGGATACTAGTTATGGATGACAAAGACATTAGTCCCTCTTACTACAAAGGTGAGGGCTTAGAGCTTTGTGATGTGTTGATTGCTTTTAAGTGTGATTTCCTTATGGGCAATGTGATTAAGTACGCAATTCGATACTCTGAGAAGGGAGAGAAGGGCGGCATAAAAGCACTACGCAAAGCTAAATGGTACATAGAGCGAATGATTGATGAAGAGTTAAAGCATGGAAAAATTGATGGCACGACCTACTAAATACAAAAAGGAAATGTGTGAGACTGTTATTGAGCTTATGAGAGAAGGCGCAAGTCAAGAAGAAGTGTGCGGACACCTTGATATTTCAAGGGAAACATTCTATCGATGGAAGGAAGAAAACCAAGAGTTTAGTGACACCGTAAAAAGGGGCATTCAATTGTCTCAGTCTTGGTGGGA